GAACCAATTCCAAATCCAGAGTACACGGAAACAGAAGGCAGCTACATTGAAACCAATGGGCGAGAGCGCACTATTCCCAAAGACCCTGAGAATACAGACTACAGATTAGCTCTGCATTATATCAGCCAAGGTTGGGCGACTATTACGACGCCATACGACCCAGCAGCAGAAGAATTAGCGCGAGCTATTGATGATAAGGTTGCGGAGCTAAAAGGTTATTTCATGGACTTGCATGGGGTTCCTTATGATTTAGCAGTACAGCTAGATCAACTATATGATCCGCTTGATCCTTCTACACTAGCTTCTGTTAAATACCATGCTGATATAGCCCAGGCTGTAACTGCTGGAGCTGCTATATTAGCATTAACAACAACTCCAGATGTCGTTGCGTATGACGTAGCAGTGGATCCTAGCTGGAGCACGTAAAAATGATAAATACGAGAGCACCTAAAAGAAGTGATAGCATGGGCAATGGAGAGTTCGGAGCGCCAAGAGGCAGTCGAACTCACAACGGCATCGACTATGCTGTAGCTCCTGATTCTTCTGTTCTAGCAGTCGTAAGCGGAAAAGTCACTAAGCATGGCTATCCTTATAATCCTAGTGACGAGAAGAAAGGACACTTGCGTTATATTCAGGTTACTGATGATAAAGGTAATCACGTGCGTTACTTCTATGTCTTGCCTAGCTTAGACATTGGCACAGAAGTAGAAGCAGGTGATGAAATAGCTATAGCTCAGGATCTTCAAAAGGTTTATGGATCTGCTATGACTAGCCATGTACACCTAGAAGTGAAAACTCCAGATGGTAAGTACATAAATCCAGAGGAGTATTTCGCGTGAGATTATTAGTCTTAGTATTGCTGTTAAGTTTAGTAGCCTGTGTAAGTGATCCTACTTCTGGCAACAACTCAAATGATATAACTATATGTGTTATATCTCTTTGCAATCAGAATCACTTAGCTGGCGAAGGTGATGGTAATGCTCAGACTAGTGAAGCAGAAGCGGATATAGAAGCATCAGTTCCGGTGCTAGGAGAGTAACATGGTATTTGGATTAGGTGTATTTGGTTTAGGAATATTTGCCTATCCGTCTACAGGTGATGTTAGACGAGGTACCTGGACTGAAATATGCAAAAGCAAAAATGAGTGGGAAGTTATTCCACGCCCTAATACGTCAATAAGGAGATGCGAAGATGCCTCTTGAGTCAGGTACTACAATTGCTCAGCTAGACGAACAATGGCCTCTTAGTGGCGATGGCATCCTTGAGGGTGATAACCATATCCGCTTGCTGAAAGCTGTCTTAAAAGCTCAGTTTCCAGGTTCTAATGCTGATGGTTTTTCTGAGCCTATTACAGCTACTGAAGCTGAACTAAACTCTTTAGTTGGCTCTACTGGCAATATACAAGATCAGCTAAATGATATAATTGATGACTTTCAGAATACTCTGTATGCTCCTCAAGGCACCGTTATGCTTTTCTATCAAGCCTCTCCACCAGTAGGTTGGACTCAGGTTGCTAGTGCTAACAACTCTATGCTTAGACTTGTTACTGGATCTGGCGGTGGAAGCGGAGGTACAGACAGTCCTGTATCTTTTGACTTTGATCACAACCACACCACTGGTGATGTTACTTTGACCGAAGCACAGATGCCTAATCACACTCACGATTATAACTTTCGTGATGAGAATAACAACGTTGGTAAGTTCCAGCCTAACTGTGTTGGCTCTCCTGCTGGCGGTCGAGGCTATCAAGGTGGCGGCGCTTCTTTTAGTACACTAGAGATAAAGAATACTGGTGGCGGCGGCCCTCACAACCACGGAGCTACTGGCAATACTAATAAGAATTTTAAGCCTAAGTATATCAACGTAATAGCTGCGGTAAAAGATTAATGGAAACTGTTACTACTTGCCCACTAGGTCATACTTGCGAAAAAGCCGTTGACGGCAAAATAGAGCGGTGCGCCTGGTATATTAAAATGGCAGGTAGTGATCCGCAGACTGGGGCGCAAATTGAAGAGTCAAGATGCTCGATGGCTTGGCAGCCGCTACTTATGCTAGAAGCAAATGGCCTAGCACTTAACGGAAATGCATCTATTCAGTCATTGAGAAACGAAACAATAAAGCGACAAAATATTGCTTTGGAGGCTATTAAGAATGATAAAATTCCTTCGCATTCCTGACTTTGCAAAAGCAGGTCTAAATAGCGATTTGATGCCATGGGATCTTCCTGGTAGCTTTCTTACGGACATAAAGAATGTTCGTATATCTCGCAATAAACTATCTCCTTTTGGTGGGTTTAGCAAGTGGACTGACTTGCCTGTAGATTTTGATCCTGGGTACCTTATGCACGTTGGTTCGGTTTCAGGAGAGTATTGGTTAATCGCTGGCCAAGATAAAGTGCTCTCTTGGGATGCTGCTACGATAAGTGACGTGTCAAATCCTCTTGGGTACCCAGGATCTCTTAACCAAGATGATTGGTCTGGCTGTATGTTATCTAACATACCAATTCTTAACAACCCAGGATGGTATCCTGAGTTTTGGTCTCCGCCTAATCCTGGTTCTACAATGACTCTATTGCCTTGGGATAGTGGCAGTACTTGGCAAGATGCAGGTGAGTCTTGTAAGATAATGCGATCTCATAAGCAATTCTTATTTGCTATGGACTTACTTACTGGAGGCCAGGAAATAACTGATGGTGTTCGTTGGAGTGCTCCTGCTGACGTTAATGGAGTTCCGCCAACTTGGGATCCACTAGACACTACTAACTTTGCAGGCTTTGTCACACTAGGCGGAGCAGGCGGAAAGATAATTGATGGCTATTCGTTGCGCGATGCTTTCTGTATATACAGAGAAGGTGGAATATCTATATTTGATTATGTAGGCGGTCAGTTTGTTTGGCAAATACGTCATCTATCTGATACTGTAGGTCTAGTGTCTAAAGATGCTTTAGTTGAGATCAAAGGCTCCCACTTCTTAATTGGTGATGGTGATGTACTTGTTAATGATGGCAACTCTATCCGCTCTCTTATGCATAATAGGATACGTCAGCGGTTTGTTTCGGATTATGATGCAGATAACTTTGCTAACTCATACGCAGTTAGAAATAACGCTGCGTCAGAAGTTTGGTTCTGTGTTCCGGAGTCTGGAGAAGTATATCCAACACTGGCTTACATATACAATTGGAAAGATGATACTTGGTCTATTCGCGATTTGCCTCGTACTCCTCATGCTAACTATGGTTCTCAATCCAGTCCTCCTATTACTTGGGATAACATTGGCGGAACATGGGACACTGTACCTGGGCCTTGGGATGCCAGGCAGCTAACTCCTTTCGATGATACAATAGTAGGAATTACAAAGCCTGAGGAGGCCGGTGAGAGCGGATCACTAGTCCTTTTGGATAAAGGCGCTACGGGTATAGATACGCCTTTTAATACGTCTATCGAGCGCGTAGGCTTCGCCCTAGAGGGCTTAAACGAAGTTACGACTATAACTAGAATCTACCCTCATATGGCTGGCCCTAGTCCTGTTAATATTCGCATAGGATCACAAGAGCATCCAGGTGCTCCAGTAAGATGGAAAGCGCCGATAGCTTTCAATCCAGAGACTGATAGAAAGATTGATATTCGCACTACTGGTGAGCTACATTGCTTTAGAATATCTGCTAACAATGTTACTTCTACTTGGGACATATCTGGAATGGATATTGAGTATGTAGAGAGTGGAAGACGATGAGAAAGATTACTGGAGAGCAACCACCAGTTTCAGCTGATGCTGCTTTACGAGAGTGGCTATCAAGATTGGCTTTGCAGATCAATTCCGCTTTTGATAGTGTCAATGACTTCGAGGATAATAAGCGTCTTCCAGACAATGTATTTCCTGGTATGCTTAGATTCTTTGCTGCGCCAATTCTGCCTGAAATAACTACGGCTGGCCTTCACTTTTATTTAAATGATAAGTGGAATAGAATAGACTTTGCAGCTGCCGTTATGGCCTTAGCTCCTGCCAATCAGTACTCGGTAGGTATCAATGGCGGATGGGCTGACATA